GCGCAAACGCCCGACGTGCATTTGATCTATGGCAAAACAAACATTGTGCTTGTCCCCTCTTTTTATGAGTCCTATGGACGTGTAGGTTTGGAGGCGGCAATTAATCGACTGCCAGTTATTTGCACGCCTACAGACGGTTTAAAGGAATGTCTGGGCGCCGCTGGTCTTTACTTTGATCGTGACGATTTAGACGGAATGGCTGCAAAGATTGAAGAGTTAATGAGCGACGAAATACTTTACGACTTTCATCAAAACATAATGAGAAACCTAGCAGACGAACGTTTGAAATACCAAGACCAAGAACTAGAAAGATTCTTTAATTTTATCGTTGACAAAGCAAAGAAACCATACGATGAGTGATTTATTATATACCCCAATTAATGGCAGTTTTACAGGCTATTCCATCCAGTTTGCCGACGTGTCGCCAGTTACCGAGCCAGTAACATTGGCAGAGGCAAAAGAATACGCAAGAATTGACGGAAGTAGCGAGGACACTTTAATTACTAGCCTTATCAAAGTGGCGCGACTTTATTGTGAGTCCTATATGGGCAAAGCAATTATTCGCAAAACAGTTACAATCGAATCGTTTGGATTTCCATACCAATGGCAAATTCCTTACGGTCCTTTGGTTGCGGCTGGTGATGTTACTAAGGTTGTGACACTTGACCAAAACAATGCCGAGACGGCTTTAAATTACCAACTTAACATTGGATTATTTCCAAAGATTAACATTATAGGAGGGGCTCAATCTTATAAATTTAAAATGATTTACGTTGCTGGATTTACAACCGTTCCTGAAGACATTAAGCTTGCCATTAAAATGATGGTTAACACGCTTTACGAACGTCGCGAGGATATTATTATTGGCAGTATCGTAGCTGATTTCCCACTTGGAGTAAAAGCTTTATTAATGCCTTATAAAACTTATAACTGGTTTGGAGCGTGAGGACAAACAACGAAATTAAAGCGGGCGATTTGCGCGAGCGAATCCAATTTTTAAATCCAAATTTATTTGCAGACGGATATGGCGGTTTTTATACAACCGCGAGCGTGACTTATATTTGCTGGGCAAAAGTTACAAATCTTAGCGGTACGCGTCAGAATAGCGAGGACCAAATGGTTATAAAAAACAAATGGGAAATTTTAATACGCAGAAACGAATTGGCGCCAGTTACAAAATCAATGCATATTATTTACAATCAAAAAACTTTTGTAATTAGCGAAATAAATGACGTCCAAGAATACAACCGAATGATTAAAATTATAGCAACACAAAGAGACTAAAATGTTATCATTTGAATTCAACAGAAAAAGTAAAAATGATTTTTTAAAGTATCTTAAAGGATTAGAGGATGATATATTGCTAATTGTAAAAGCTGAAATTGAGGATTCTTTATTAAAAATAGAAAGTGAAGCAACCAAAAAAGTTGCGGTTGATACTGGGGCGCTAAAAAATAGCATTCAAACAAAGCCAATAAAAAAGACTAAAACCTCGGTTGAGGGAGGTGTTTTTGTTGGGGCAGAATACGCGCCTTATATTGAATTTGGAACAGGGACAGAGGTCGAAGTTCCGTCCGAATTATCACAATTTGCAAAGCAATTTAAAGGCAAAGGATTAAAAAAAGTAAACTTGTTGGCAAGACCGTTTTTTTATCCTGAGGTTTTTAAGCAAAGAAATGAGTTGCCAAAAAATATTGAGAAATCACTCGAAACCTTTTTCAAAAAACAATGAGAAATATTAAACCATTTATTCGCAAAGCTTATTGGTTAGCTTTAAATAACACAATAAATTTTAAAGGTTTAATGGTCCCTTGTTACGATACTTTCGCGCCTGACAACGCGCAATTTCCCTACATTCTAATTGGAAATCAAACGCAAGAAGACGACAAAGACAACCAGGAATATAATTACATTACCACAATAACCTTGGACGTTGTAACGGCTAAGGTTGCGCCCTATGGACGGCTAGACGCTGATCTAATCGCCGACTCTATTTTACAAATCGTTTGCCTTTATCCCGAAAATTATTTGGCCCTACAAATTGGGAAAATTGTAACGGCAAAACTTGTGCAGCAAAGTAGTATTTCAAGTATTACCGATACTAATATTGTACATCGTGAAATAATGACTATTGAAAACTGGATAAATGGCTAAGGTAAACGGCTCCGCTCTATTTGTAACGGTTGGACTTAACAGAGTTGCCAAGTCAACCAGTTACGAGTTGTCCGCTGAAATGAGCCAACTGGAAAAACCAAGCAACGAGTCAGGTTTTTTTGCAGACCATATCTCAAGACTGGGGTCTTGGTCCTTATCTAGCGAATCCCTTTACATTCAAGACGGCTTTTCCTTTGGCGATTTATTCAACGCTTACGTTAATCGCGAGCGCATTTATTTGTCAGCTGGTCAAGACAATAATTTAACTTTTATAGGTTTAGCAACCATTGAATCGTTGAGCCAGTCGGCGGCAATGGAAAACGTTGCAACTATTTCCGCAAGTTTTAAAGGTGTTGGCGGGCTTTACCCGACAATATTACCAGCCGAGAGATTTATTATTGACGAACTATTTGAGATTATAATTGACCAGGACGGAAACTTTTTGGTCTATACTTAATTTTTATAGTATTGCATTTTTTCTAAGAACTTTTATTTTTAAAAAAAATTAGGATTAACCCCACAAAAATATGGCAACAACTGGCAAATTTAACGGAACCCTTTTAAACGTTTACCTTGGTAACGTTATGATTGGATGCGCCACCTCCTCAGAACTATCTGTAAACGTTGACCTTGCGGACGCAACTTGCAAAGACGATGGCGGCTGGGCCGATCATATCGCTGGATTACGCGATTGGTCTGTTTCAACTGACGGTTTGGTTGCATTTGACGACGTAAACAACATAGGAGACATTTATACTCTTTTGAGCGGACGAAGCGTTGTAGCTCTAAAGTTTACGACCAACATTACTGGCGACCTTGTATTTTATGGCAATGCATCTGTTGCCTCAATCAGCGTTTCATCTGAAATGGAGGCCGCGGTTACTTATTCAGTTGAATTTACTGGAAAAGGTCCTTTACTTAAGGCTACCGTAGTACCAGCTTCAACTTAATTTTGCTAACTTGCTTGCATGAAACAAGCATCTAGAACAACAATTGAGGTAAATGGTAAGAGCTACCTTGTCAAATTTGGCATGGGAGCTCTTATGCATTTTAGCGAGCCTTTTGGTGGCGATGTCGAAAAGACAATGCAGCAGTTACAATTAGGGGGAATTCAACAAATGAAAGCAATTGGAAAATTTATTTATTCCGCTTTGTATGTTGATTCACTTTACCGAGAAATTGAATTGGATTTAACTTTAGCCGATATTTTGGACTGGTTAGATACTTCACCGATTGGTAGATTGCAAGAAATTAGCGAAGTCATGGCGGCTGGAATTACGGCAATATCTGAAGTAAAAACTCCAGGCTCAAAAAGCTTTGAGGGCGGAAAAAAAAAATAGTATTTAAAGATATTTGCCACTATGCTCTTGGGGAGTTAGGTCTATCGCCTAACTCCTTTTATTTTATGTCCTTTTCTGAGTACCTATCGGTTTCGTATGGTTACCAGGTAAGGGAGGCAAAGCATGAGAATTTATTTAGAACAATTTGGGTGCAATTAAATAACGTCAATGCCTCTAAAAAATCGGACTTAATTAAAAACCCCGAGAAATACTGGTATATTCCTTTAGTTGATTTTAAGGTAATTAACATACCAACTCAAGAGGAAATAACTAAAGCTTACGAAATTGCCAAACAATGGCAAAACCTTAAATTTGAGGATGAGGTAAATTTTAACTCGGTTACTAAAAAAATAATTTAATGGCATCACAGTTAAAAATTGACATAATCGCGGGCATTGATAAGCTATCTGCCGCCCTTAAGGATGTCGAAGGCAAATTTGGCGCGCTTGGAGACAAGTTAAAAAACGTTGGTAGTACCTTATCGGTTGCCGTTACGGCTCCGCTTGTTGCAATTGGCGCGGTTGCGGCCAATGAATTTGCAACAGTTGAAAAAGGATTAAGAGAGATCAACTCTCTTTTTGGTTTGACTGGCGCCGAGGCTGAGAAAAATTTTGGAATGCTTACAAAAGTAGCCGAGGATGCATCCAAAGAATTAGGAATTTTGCAAAGTGATGTCGTGCCCGCAATGTATAACGCTATTTCGGCGGGCGTGCCAAAAGAAAATATATTTGAATTTATCAAAGTAGCTGGTAAGGCTGCGATTGGTGGCGTAACTGACCTTAATACCTCGGTCGATGGTTTAACGTCAATTATTAACGCATTTGGATTGCAAATTAGCGACGCGGAATCGGTTGCGGACTCAATGTTTGCAGCGGTACAAGGCGGAAAAACTACTTTTAAAGAATTATCAGATTCAATCTTTAACATTGCCCCAGCCGCCGCCGCCGCTGGCGTATCTATGCAAGAAGTAAACGCCGCAATTGCAACGTTAACCGCTGGAGGTACGCCAACCGCAGTTGCAACGACTCAGATTAGAGCCGCTTTAACTGGATTGCAAAGACCATCTGCGGAATTAGATGCAATTTTCCAAAAATTAGGTTTTAAAACGGCACAACTTGCCATTGAAAAGAAAGGTTTAGGCTTTGCTTTAGACGCGGTAAAGAAAGCGAGTAACGGAAGCAACGGTGAATTGCAAACTTTACTTGGATCAACGGAAGCGGTTGCCGCTGCAAACGTTTTGGCGGGTTCTGGGGCGGCTAAGTTTAATTCGGAACTAGAAAGGCAAGCCAATTCGGTTGGAGCCGCTGCACAAGCCGCCGCCGAAATCGACAAATCATTTGGCCGAGAGATGGAACGCACAAAAGTTGCCGCAAATAACCTGGCAATTTCAATTGGAACAACTTTGGCTCCAGCATTAAGCGCATTAAATGGAATTATTGAGAAAGTAATTAGCTTTTTTGCTAATCTTTCACCTACCGCAAAGACTGTTCTAGTTGTATTTGCCTCTTTAGCGGCTGCAATTGGTCCAATTTTGCTTGGAATTGGGTCATTTATATCATTAATTCCGACTTTAACGGCTGGCTTGGCTGCCATAAAAGTAGCATTGGGCGGAATTACTTTGTCAATGGCGGCCGCAACGGCTGGAGTTTCTCTTTTGGTTTATGGTTTAGTAACGCTTAGCCAAGAATTGGCGCGAACGTCTGAAATAAAAGCACAAGTTCAACAACAATTATTGGCTGAAAGCTTAAAAGAAACCGCAAAAGAGGTTGACCAATTAGCCAAAAAGTATAATGAAATAAACCCAAATTTAACCGAGAACGAAAATAAGCTTAGGGCAAACGAGGCGGTTTTAAAATCATACCAAACCGCCTTAACAAGCGTTGCTAAAACTGATCCTAAATACGAAGAAAAAACTACGGCAATTCGTGAACAAATCGGCGCTCTAGAAACCCAAAGCAGTAGTATAAAAGGGCAAATTGAACTAACAAAAACATTAACAAGCTCAACAACTAACTTATCACAAGAGCAATCAGACGCACATAAAAAAAGAGTTTCTGAATTAAGAGAACAATCAATAGAATTTCAAAAACACGTTAGGGAAACTTATAAATTAGTTGACAGGAACCCATTTGAGGGACCAGCATCTGACCCAAATAGAAACGCAGATGCTGAGCGCCAACAGATAATGGCAAATGCGTCTAATAGAATTTTAGCCTTAAACAAACAAATCAGCGAATCAAATAAAACTATAATAATACCTCAAGAAGCAATTGACAGAATCAACGCGGCGGCGGCGGCTCAATCAATTTTGGCTTATGAGACATTAAAGACAGAACAAAATTTGGCTCTTGCATTACCTTTTGGAGATTTATTAGCTCAATCATTTACTCAAATGGCCGAAAGCGGTCAAATATCTTTCCAATCACTTTTCCAAGGTCTTAAAAAAATGGCAATACAATTGGCCGCAACTGTTGCCGCTGCATTTGCTTTAAATCTTTTGCTTGGCGGAATTGGAATGACTGGATTTGGCAAAGGTACTGGAGGCTTTAAGAAATTGCTTGGCGGTATGGGTGGGGGCGGTCCTTTAGGGGGTTTAATACCATTTGCAAATGGCGGAATTGTAAGCGGTCCAACGGCTGCGCTTGTAGGCGAATATTCAGGCGCGCGAACAAATCCCGAGGTTATCGCACCTTTAAGCAAATTGCAAAATATGATGGGCGGAAATGTTACCTTTACGATTAGCGGCGACTCTTTAGTTGGCACGCTAAACAGAGCAAATAAAACCAGGGCAAGAAAATTCTAAACAATGGCATACGGTCTAAAGTACACAATACCATTTAAAGACGTTGACAACTTTTCCAACTTAGTCGAAATTTATCAAGACGGTTTTGTTGGCAGCTCAACGGAGTTAATTGCGAGCGACCAACCAGCGACGCACAAATACGAGCGCGAGGACAATGAGGACATTACCACGCCAATAATGTCGACCACGTTTACAATTGGTTTTTACTCAACCGAAACGACAGACTTTAGAAATTTCTTTAGCTATTCAGATCGCGAGTTTTTGGTTGTGCATAAATTTGAGGGAAATGTTGTCTTTAAAGGATACTTGCTAAACGACATTACTGGGGAGCCATTCCAAGACCCGCCTTACCCTGTTATCGTAACGGCAACGGACGGACTGGCTCAACTTAAAGAGGTTGATTTAGTTGGCCCAAGTGTAGACACCGAGCTTGGTAGCCTTATTTTTGAGACATTAAACCGCTTGGATTTAGACTTAGATATTGAGGTTTGTAATGATCTTTATGAGGGCCTTGTAATGGATAACACAAAGTCCATTTTTGCTCAATCAGTTGGCGACCAATTGCTTGTCCAAGCCTTTACTTTTGACGAATTATCTTTAAACGCTTACGATTTCTTGCTGGAAATTTGTCGATCTTTTGGCTGGATTTTGCTACAAAAAGATGGACGTTGGCTAATCCAAAGACCAATTGCAAGAAATATTGAGGGAACAAATGTTTATGTTCATAGCTACGTTGATGGATCAGTAATCTCTAGTTTTCCAAATAATCCAGTTTCGGCCATTACAAATTGGCAAGGTTTTAACATTTCACACGGTTTTAGAGGGATGGTTTACGGAAATGGAATGTTTGTTGGTGCTTTTTCAATAATTCAATATTCAACAGATGGAATTACTTGGCAAACAGTTTCGGGGAGTTATTCAATTTCCCATTTAACATTTGGGAACAATAAATTTGTTGGAGTTGGTTTTGCTAGTGTTGGCTCGCCTGGTGTTCCAACTGGTTTTGCTGCTACCTCTAGCGATGGAATTAACTGGACGGCTAGGACTCCAGCTTCAAATAATTGGTGGCAAGCCGTAGCTTTTGGAAATGGTTTATTTGTTGCGGTTGCTAGAACTGGGACAGGAAACAGAATAATGACCTCGCCCGACGGAATAACTTGGACCTCAAGAAATAGCGGAATAGACCCAAATTTTAGCGACGTAGCTTATGGAAATGGAATTTGGGTTGCTATTTCAAGTACATCGCCAGGAGGGACAACATTTACCTCAATTGATGGGATAACTTGGACTGAAAGGGCAACCGCTTTTGGAAATGAAACAGTTTTTTTTGCCAATGGCAAATTCGTAACTGGGACACATTATTCAACAGATGGATTAAATTGGACATCGGCAATAAATGTTTTCAATGCTTTAGCAATAGCTTACGGAAATGGGTATTATGTTGGTGTTATAAGTAGCGGAACAAATCGCTTTTTTTATTCAGCTGACGGAATAACTTGGACGGGCACTCCAGCAGCCTCAAATGCAACTTTTGAATCAATTGCCTTTGGCGAGGATACATTTGTTGCTGGCGCTACCTCGGGAACTAATCTAATAAATATTAATTATTTCGAAGGCTACCAAAGCGAAATAATTGGCGACCAAGAAACTGCAAACACAACTTGGATACCAGTTGGCGGCGACCAGCTTTTGCAATACCAGCGGCCAATTAAAAAGCTAACGGTTAAACAAGGCGGCTTGGGTCAATCCGTAATAACAAACGGCGAAAGTTTTAACGAGTCTAGCTGGTTTCTTGAGGGACCTTATAAACTTTACGATTGGACGATAACGCCTGATCCCGACACGCCAGTAATCCAAATTTTTCCAAATAATATTCCGTCTCAAACGGGTTGGGACGATGAGCAAGGCGTTTCCTGGGACATTAGATTTATGGCCAATGGAGACGACACCGACCAACCAATTATTTCAACCCCTGTATTTCTTGACTTTGCGGGATTAAGTTTGGACTTAGAAATTGACATAAACTATTTGACCGCCACAAGTGGATTAGGCATTGCAATAAAGCACGTCGACTCTAGCGGGACGACTAGATACTTGGGAACAAGCATTGTCGGCTCTTTAAATCTTTTGGCGTGGGACGCGGCTTATAATACTTTTGTTTTCTATTCAACTAGAAACAACGATACAAGAAAATTTCAATTAAAATCTTTTGTATTGCCAACGGCTGGCTTTTTGTCGATTGAGCTTAAATATTTTGGCTTAACTGGCAGCGCAGTAGTTACCAACGCAAAGATTACCCCAATATTTGAGGGCAATAGAAACCCGAGCGAGGTAACTAAAATATACGAGACGGCGCGCGATTATACAAGCTTGCGTGACGATACTTTAAAGTTTTCCGATCTATGTATAACCGCGTCAAAAAACTGGCTTAAAATAGGTGATTTGCCCGCCATTGTGTTTGTAGAAAAGTCCTTGGCATCAACTGCAAATATTATCCAAGTGCCAAGCGGAGCGGTTACTCAAGTAAACAGATTGACCGATACTTTAGGCGCCAATACCTTAGACTTTACTGGAGGCGTTATTAATGGACAATACCAGCGCCAATATGTTGCGGCGGCTGGATTTACTATCGACTCAACTTTTGTTTTGGTAAATAGTTTGTCGGGAACGATTCCAACTGGGGCGGCGGTTTCTCCAATTGTTACGACCATTTCAAGCACGCAAAGAAATTTAACG